ATGAAATTTGAAAATTTTAAAGTTACAAAGAGAGAAACATTGGTTGCAATAGCAATAACATTAGCATTGATAGGATTAGGAATTATTATTTCTGAAGCAATAAAAAATAATGTAAATGAATCTAATGAGAAATATTATAAAGCTTTAAAAATAAATAATGATGAAGAAATGTTTAAGTATGCAATAAAAACAAATGTTGGATATACATTAGCTAGTGGAACAATAAGAGCAATAAATGGAATCTCAATTGATGAATTAGATGGAATATACTTAAGCATAAAAAAAGTAAAAGAAGAATATAGAAAACATTATAGAGAAGAAAAACATACTAGAATAAAGTCTGATGGGACAGAAGAAATATATTATACAACAGAAGAATATTGGACATGGGATTATGTAGAGGAAGAAAAAATTCATGTTGATAAGTTCAATTTCCTTGGGGTTGATTTTGATTATGATACAATAGAATTTTATAATCAAAGCTATAATACAACTAAAGAAGTAGAATATCATATAAGATATGAATATTATACAATTTCAAGCGAATTTGAAGGAACATTATTTACATACATAAATAACAATACTATAACTCAAAATAAATTTTCTACAAATAAAACAATTAATGAGATTGTTAAATCAAAAGAAGATGATGTGAATTTTATAAATGCAATATTTTGGATAACTTGGATTATATTTATTACACTTATAGATTTTGGCTATGTATATTTAGAAAATAATTATTTAGAAGATTAAAGAAATGAAATACACAAATGAAGATACCTAAAATAATAAGTAAAAACAATCACGAGTACGTATTTGTAAAAGAATATTCAAATTTTATAATGTATGAAGATATGATAACGCATTGTAAAGAATGTTTTAAATATAGCGATTTAGGATTAGTAAAAGAAGTAGTAAAACCACCAAGAGCAGATTTGAATGTAGAAAAAGTAAAATTTTAAGGAGGTACATATGAGTAAATACATAAAAGAAGATTTAGAAAAAATGTTGAGAGAACATAATAAGAATCAAGCTAAGTTAACAGAAATTGAATTAAAAAAAGAAGAATATGAAAAAAGATTAGAGTATGCAGGAACAGTTAACGAAGAAACTGACAAAGAAGTAATAAAAAGTATGCAATTATCGGGACAAGCATATGACAATATACATGGAAATACAAATAAGATCTCAGATACAACAGCAAATACTGCAATTTCATATTCAAAAGAAATGCATCATGTTAATTTTGAAGATAGAGCTTTTTTAGAAAGAAAAATAGAAGAATTACTTGAAATAAAGGAAAACTTAGATAAGAAGATAGTAAGAATTAAAAACTTATTACAACAATTATCAGCGGAAGAAGAGTTTATTATAAAAATATACTATATGCAAAAATCGAAATGGGATTATGTTTCTCAACAATATTGTGTTGAGTTTCAAAAACCAAAATCAATAAATCAATTGTTAAATATAAGAGATTCTGCAATAGAAAGCATGTTAGATGTATTAAATACAGGAGAATGAAAAATTGTGATAAAATTGTGATGAAATTTGGATGCAATTTTGATTCTAAGGTATTATAATTATAATAGATAAATTATAAAAAGTCGCAGATATGAAAAATATCTCAAAGGCCAAGCGACTAAAGTATTTGCAAAAGCAATTTGTTTGTTTGTGTAAGAGTAAATGTTTTAAATGTTTACTCTTTTATTATTTTTTGAAAGGAATAGGAAAAATGGAATTTAAAAAAGCATATGAAGCATTAAAACAAGGGCATAAAATAAAAAGAGAACACTGGAAAGGTTATTGGGTAAAAGAAAATGGAACAATAACAATGCATTGTAAAGATGGAAGTGTAATCCCTTTTTTAGAAACAGAAGATATATTTGTAGATTTAGATAATATTGTTGCAGACACTGGATTATTTGTGATGACATAGATGAAACAAAATTAAACATTCAAACATTTACATTTGGAGAAGCAATATCAAATCTTAAAAGAGGGAAAAGAGTACAAAGGCAAGGTTGGAATGGAAAAAATCAATATATAGAGCTTGCAACTAATATCAGTTATAAAAATACTAATGCTGAAGTAGTAAATGCAGAACATGATGCAATAGGAAATAAAGCAATAGCATTTGTAGGAACATCAGGAGTACAATTGGGTTGGCTAGCCAGTCAAGCTGATATGCTAGCAGAAGATTGGAAAGTAGTAGAGTAGCAATTAATATAAAGGAGAAAGACACTTGGAAGAAATAAAAAAGAAAGATTTAAAAAAGTTTGTAAGCAGAGAAATTATATATTGTATAATATATGTAGTTGTGTCATTTATATTATTATTTAAGCAAAATACATTCTTGTGTGGTGCGATAATTACGTTTATTTATGCAATTATAATTGATATAGATGCAAGAATATCAGCTGAAAGAACATTAAAGAAAATAGAACATGTGCAAAATCAACACAAAAATTAATAAAATATTCACAAGAGTTTATCAGAAGTGGTAAGCTCTTTTATTATGTTAAATAACAGATAGCAAGTAGTGATATAACATAGAAACAGCAGATTGGCAAAAAGTAGAACTGGTATAGTATCGAAGAATAAGCCGATTAGTTCTAGGGTGCAATATTCTATAACTATATCATTACTTGGTGTTTATTAAATGAAAGAGGTGTTTATGGAAAATGAAGAAAGAATAAATGAATATATAAAACAATGTTGTAGTAATTGTAAAAATAAATCAAATTGTAAAATAAAAGTGTTTGAAACAGAAGATATAATTTATACCAAATGTGAAAATTATCAGCAAGAAAAGAAATTAGAAGGATATAAAAGACCAATTGTAAAAACGGCGGGAAGGAAATTAGAAATATGAAATGGACAAAACAAAAAGCAGAAGAATATATAAAGAAATGTAAAGAAAAAGGACTTAAGTATTGGAGTGCAAAAGATTATTTAAAAAATCATAAAACAATGACATCAATAATTTAGGAGGAATCAATGAAATTTAAAATAAACAACAGAGAATGGACAATAACAGAAGTATCTCAACAAGCGATAAAGAATATGCAAAACATAAGAAAAGCTAATGAAGAAGAAAATCTAAAATCAATAGATATGAGATATTATGGAATTACATATTGTGATACTTTAAAAATATATATTGATGAAGATTTACCAGAAGATAGAAAAAAATCAACTTTAATTCATGAACTAACACATTGCTATATAGATAATTATATAACACATTGCGAAAAACAATATTCAGAAGAAGATGTTGCTGATATAGTATCAAATTCTTATGATATTATTCATGAAATAGTAGATAAATATTTTGAAGAAAAATAAAGATTAAATAGAAAGAGAGGTGATCTTATATGACAGATGCACAAAAAAGATTTTGTGATGAGTATTTAATAGACCTTAATGCAACAAGAGCATATAAGGTTGCTTATTTGAGATGTAAAAAAGATGAAACGGCTAATGTGAATGGCAGCAAATTACTAAGAAATGCTAAGGTTCAAGAATACATATCAGAAAGAATGAAAGAACGAGAAAAAAGAACTGAAATAACTCAAGACATGGTAATAAAAGAGCTGGCTAAAATAGCATTTTTAGACATAAGAAAACTATATACAGAAAATGGACAATTAAAAAACATAGCTGATATGGATAGTGAAACTGCAGGGGCAATATCATCATTAGAAACATTAGAAGAATACGAAGGATATAGAGATGACAGAGAAAAAATAGGAGATACTCAAAAAGTAAAACTATTAGATAAAACAAAAGCTCTTGAATTGCTAGGAAGACATTTAGGAATGTTTAAAGAAAAGGTAACGATTGATGGTAATGTTAATACCAATAATCCATTTTCAGGAATGTCAACAGAAGAATTGAGAAAGATACTAAATGAATAATGATGTAAAAGAAAAAATAAAAGAGCAAGCACGTTTAGAATTAGCTAGACGTGATTTTTTTGAGTATTGCAAATTAACCGCATATGATTTTTATAAAGAAGAACGAGGCTTTTTAAAAGATTTATGCTATCAATTACAAGATTTTTATAAGAGTGATGAAAAAGTATGCGTAATTAATATGCCACCTAGACATCGGTAAATCTAGAACTGCTGGGAAATTTGTAGAATGGGTATTAGGAACAAACCCAAATGAAAAAATAATGACAGGATCGTACAACGAAGATCTATCAAGTTCGTTTGCAAAATCAGTAAGAGACACAATAGCCTCTGAAAAAACAGAAGGTGTAATTGTGTATAATGATATATTTCCTAATACAAAAATTAAAGATGGTGAAGCAACACAAAAAAAGTGGGCATTAGCTGGGAGTAAAGTATCAAATTATCTAGCAACGTCACCGACAGGTACAGCAACTGGTTTTGGTTGTACAATAATGATAATAGATGACCTTATAAAAAATGCAAAAGAAGCCTATAACGAAAATACATTAAAAAATCATATAGACTGGTTTAATAATACAATGTTATCAAGGACAGAAAATGGATTTAAGCTAATTATAATAATGACAAGATGGTCTAGTAATGATTTAGCAGGATATATATTAGAGAATTATTCTAATGTAAGACATATAAATTACAAAGCAGTCCAAGAAGATGGCTCAATGTTGTGTGAAGATGTATTAAGCAAAGAAGATTATGAATTTAAAACAAAGAATATGAATAAAGACATTGTTTACGCTAACTATCAACAAGAGCCAATAGATGTAAAGAATAGATTATATACATTATTTAAAACTTATGAAAAATTACCACCAGCACATTATGTTATGAACTATACAGATACTGCAGACGAAGGTGATGATTATTTATGTTCAATAGATTATCAGATGTATAATAATGAACACTATATTTTAGATGTTATTTTTACACAAGATCCGATGGAAGTAACAGAACCAGCAGTAGCAGAAATGATGACCAAAGATAATGTTGGAAATGCAAATATAGAAAGTAACAACGGTGGCAGAGGATTTGCAAGAAATGTAATAACAAATTTAAGAAAATTGGGTAACAGACATACAAATGTTAGATGGTTTCATCAAGGAGATAATAAAGTTGCGAGAATATTAAGTAATTCAACAGGAGTAATGAACAATGTGTATTTTCCTATTAATTGGGAAGATAGATGGCCAGAGTTTGCTAAACATTTAAAACATTATGTAAGAACAGGAAAAAATGAACATGATGATGCAGAAGATTGTTTAACAGGGGTATATGAAAATCCAAAACCTAAAAATATAAATATGGAAATGACTAATAAATCATTTATAAAAATGTAACACCTACCAAGTGGGTGCTTTTTTTGATTGGAGGGAACAATGTTAAGATATAGCAAGGAAAGATTAGCAGAAGAAAGAAGTATAACAGACATATATTTTAAAGCTCAAGAAGAATTAGACATTAGAAAAGAATTATATGAGAAGTTCAGAAGAAAACTAACAGACGAAGAATTAGCAAGTTTGGATGATGAAGATATAAAAGTACCATTAGAAAGATATATATCAATTATGTCAGCAGGTTATTTTGGAGGAAAAGCACCGACTTATAAAGTAAAAGCTTTTAATGCAGACAAAGACAAGATAATAAAAGAATTATTTAATCATGAAACTAACGATGAACAAGAAATAAAAGAAATAGAAGAATTAATAAAACATATAGTTGATTATAATAAGGATGGTTCACATTTTTTACACATGGTTTTAGATTATTTAGTAAAAAGAGCTTGTTATGAAATATATTATAAAGATGAAACTACAGGAGAAATAATAATAACAAGAAGTGATGCGTTAGAAACGGTTGCTATATGGGATTATTCATTACCAAAAAAAATAATAGGTATATATAGAATAATCCGTACATATATGGCAAATGGTGAATATCAACAAATGATAGAACTAACAACTGCTGATGGAAAAAGGTACTATTACGATACACCAGAAAAAAGAAAATTATTTGGGACACCAATATACGAACAACAATTTAAAGATGAATCATTATTTAAAGAAAATATAAAAGAGAAACAGCCCAAAAAATGGGATGACGATATACCGGCAACAGCAATAGAAAATTGTGATGGAATGGCAATATTTGAACCGGTAATAAGTTTAATAAAAGCGTATGAAAGATGTATTCAAAATTCGAGAAATGTATTCAAATATAATGACGAGGCAATATTGGCAGTAAAAGGATATACACCAGAAAATCCAATGATTATACAAAACGATAAAGGCGAGGATATCATAAATCCTGCAAGACAAAAAGAAGATGAGTATGTATTAACAAGTAGAGTAAGATATTTAGATGGAAACAGAGAAGTTGATAGTAATTTATGGTGGGTTGAAAAGAATGTAAATGATACAGCATTACAGAACCATAAAAAAACATTAATGGATATTATATGTTTATGTTCATTTTGTCCTAATATGACTGATTTAGGTTTTACATCAGCAGATAATAATAGTGCATTAGAAAAAAAGTTTTTTGGCTTACAACAATATATAGCAACATTTGAAGGAGATTTTCTTGAAGGATTAACAAGAAGATGGAGAATTATATTAGAAAAATTCAATAAGGAAAAAAGCAAAACGTATGATTTTAGAGATATTGAGGTGAAATTAAATAGAAATTTACCATCAGACAAGGCAACGGACATTACAAATGCATTAAAAGTAAGAGGATTATTACCAGATGAGACAGTTATAAATTTATTAAATCTTGATTTAGATGCAACAAGCGAATTAGCAAAAATGGATCTACAAAATGAAGAAAACATACAAAAGAATTTACAACAAATGCAAATTATGGGACAAACAGGAGTAGAGCAAGATAAGCAAGATGATAAAGTAACAGATTTAACAGATACACAGAAAGCACAAAAACTAACAGCAGACGATAAGAAAGAACAAGCAAAAGTAGTTAATAAGCAAATTAATAAAGAATAGAGGTGCTTTATATGTGGGAGCAACATGATAATTATATGAAACAATTAAAACAACTATATAATAAAACATCAAAACAAACACAATTAAGATTGCAAGAACTCTTTGATACATTTAATTTTACATCAGAAAATATATATAATATAGCTGATAATAAAACTAAAAAAAGAATAAATACATATATAGAGCGGTTGGAAAGAACAAGGACTACTAAAAAGCAATAACTACTTTACTGTATTAGCATACAATATTTATAAAAGAACAAGAGTAAAGAATAGTGAAATACTTGAATTACTTATTTATAGTGTATATATAGAAGAACAAAGCAAACTTGAAGAGCAAGAAAATCAAATAATGTATGAAGATGTTAATTATTACTATGAACAAGGACAACAAGAAGTAACCAAAAAGAAAAATTCATCAATAATTCCAATGGCTTTGTTTCTTGCATTATTGGATCAACCTAATTATTCAGGATTTAATTTAAAACAATATATTGAGATAATAATCAAATATAATACAGAGCAATTGTACAAACAAGTAATTTGTGATATAATGCAACAAAAAAGCCTAAAAATCGATTCTAATGTTTATCAGAATATAATAAACAAGCAAAATAATCAAAAGCTCAATATAAATAATGACAAAATATCAGGCTATATGGATTTAACATTAATAGGTTTAAGTAATTTAGCAAAAGTTGAAGGAATAAAATCAGTTGCAGAAGATAATGCAAAAGTTAGATTTGTTGCAGTAGAGGACGATAGAACTACGTTGATGTGCCAAAGCCTTGATGGACAAGAGTTTTATATCAATAAAGAAAATGTATTTGATAGATACTGGCGGAGAAACACAAAAAGAATTAACAATGCAAAGGATACGATGTAGAGGACTTGTTTTGGGGTTAAATCTTCCAACAATAATGCACCATTATCACCATTGCAGAAGTTATGTTGTGTATTTACCATATTATGAACTAGAAAAGAAGTATGGTATTTTTGATAGTGATTTAGAAAAGATTGTAAAAAATAAATATAATGTTCAAAAAGCCAAATTAAAAGGATTGGATAAAGAAGCATTATTGAAAACATTAAATAATATGAATAAAGTTTATAAAGATTTTCCACAAATAGAAAATGCAATAAAAGAAATAAGAGTAATAGAACATCCATATGGAGGATTAAATATAACTCCAGATATACAGGATAATAAATGTATAATGGAAGTAAGTAGAAACTTTTATGGAGATGAAAATATAGTAAAAGAACAATATCAAAATGATGTAAAAAATGGATTTCATCCTAAAAATACAAAGTATGAGGATTTAGGAAATCACGAATTAGGCCATTGTGTTACATATGAAATAATTAAAAACAGATATGCTGATAAAAATCTAATAATTAAAGACTGGAATAATGATATAACAACAAAAGAAATTGTAGCCAAAGCATTTAATAATTTAGGAGTTAATGATAAAATGTCACAAGACTTATTAAGGAATAATATTTCTAAATATGCAAAAACGAAATATAGTGAGACAATAGGAGAAGCATTTTCAGATTATTATAGAAATGGAAAAAACGCAAGTATATTAAGTAGAGAAATCATAAAAATAATGAGAGGAATGATATAAATGATACTGAATCCTAGATGGTTAGATTGGTTATCTGATGAAGAAGACGAAAATGGAAATAGGACAAAATTAAAAGAAAACACACCTGATGACATACGAAAAGAGTATGAAAAATTAATAAAAGAAGAACAAGAAAGCATGAGAAACAATAAATTAAAGAAAACAATATTTTAAGCACTTACTAAAAAGTAGGTGCTTTTATTATGGAAAGAAGAAGGAATTATGCAAGAACAATTAAAAACAGAAGTAAATGAAAATGTAAAGAAATCTATTATAGCAATAGGACAAGAACTCATAAAGAGAGCAGATGATATAACAAACGATTTAAAATTTGTTGCTAATATTGAAATTTATGCAAAATTAACACCAGATGAAATAACTAATTTTGATGTAAAGAAAAATTATATGGCGACATACGAAGATAAGGAGGAAAAATAATATGTGGTTATTAGTTTTAATGTTAAGCATTAAATTACAAATGCCTACTTGGTATTGGATCATATTTACTATAATTACAATATTTAGACCAATTATAGGGCTGTTTTGTAATATTATAGAGAATGAAATAATCAAAACAACGAATAAAATTGATACACCAGATAAGGTATTAAAAGATACAATGGAGTGTTCAATCAATAAATAAGTTATTAACATTTTATAATTATATAACAAGAGCTAAGTCGACTAGTTCTTATTTTTATGCCCTAGACAAGGCTTTAAAAGGTCTATTTTTATTTGGTTAGACTTCCGTAAAAAGTCAAATAGTTTGGTTATAACTTAGCCGAGAAAGTTAAAGGAGGGCATTATTTATGGAAAATAATGAAGAAATAAAAAAAGATATGGAATCTACTGCCGAGAGTGTAGAAAAAGTTGAAACGTCAAAAGTAGAAGAAAATAAAGAAAAAACTTTTACAAGAGATGAAGTAAACAAAATGATTAATGCTGAAAAGCAAAAACAAAGACAAGCAATTTTAGAAGAAATGGAAGCAAAGAAAGCAGAAGCTGATAAACTTGCAAAGATGGACGAAGATCAAAAGAAATCTTATGAATTAGAGCAAGAAAGAGCTAGAGCAAATAAAGCTGAAAATGAACTAAATGCTTATAGACTAAAAGACGAAACAATTCGCCAAGCAAGTCAAAGAGGTATCTCATTAGGATATATAGAAACTATTGATTTTTCAAAAGAAACTGCTGAAAGTATCAATTCAAAATTAGATATATTTGAAAAAGTATCAAAAGCAGAGAGAGAAAAAACAATAAATGAGTATTCTAGAGAACCTGCTCCTCAAACAGGAGATTCAATTGAAGGTTCTAAACCAGAAAGTCAAATGACTTATGAAGAACTTTGCAAATTATCAAAATATAAAAATTAAAAGAAAGAAGGTATAAAAAATGGCAGATTTTACAAGTACAGGAACATTTAACAAAAAATACTTTAATGAAAGAGCATTCGGTGCTTATTATGACACAATCCCACAAGAAAGATTAAATTTATTAATAAAATCAGGAGTATTACAAGGAAACAATAGAATAAGAGAAATGTTTGCATCACAAACCGGTGCTGAATATGGAATAATTCCAATGATAGGAAGATTAAAAGGAAAACCAGTAAACTATGATGGAAAAACAAAATATGATGAAGGAAAAACATTACCAACATATAAACAAGGTGTTGTTGCTATTGGTAGAAAAGACAAGTTTTATGAAGATGACTTTACATATGATGTAACATCTAAAAAAGACTTTATGAGTCAAGTTGCAGACCAACTAGGAGATTACTGGGATAGCGCATGGGAAGATGTACTATTAATTATAACAAAAGCATTATTCTCAATGAAATCAGATGCAGGTAAAGTTTTTGCTTCAAAACACACATATGATATATCAGGAGAAAAAGAGTCATCAGTAGCTGAAACAACATTAAATACAGCGTTACAAAAAGCATGTGGAGATAGAAGAAGAAACTTTAAATTAGCAGTAGCAAACTCTGTAATAGTAACAAATCTAGAAGGAAAAAAATTAGTAACAAACTTAAGATACAATGACCCAAATGGAATTGAAAGAGAACTAAATGTTTATACATGGAATGGAAAATTATTAATTGAATATGACGAAATAACAGAAGAAGAGGGAGACCCAATATATGCAAAAACTTCTGATAAAACTTTAACAGAAGGAAAAACATATTATACAAAAAGCGGAACAAATTATACAGCAGTTGCAGAACCTTCTGTTGAAAATATTGGAAACTATTATGAAGTTTCAGGATATGGAGATTCTAAGTATGTTACTTATGTTTTCGGAAAAGGAGCATTTGACTATGAAGACTTAGGAGCAAAAGTACCTCATGAAATGGATAGAGATGCTGATAATGATAGAGATTACTTATATGAAAGACAAAGAAAAGTAATGGCTCCTCATGGTGTTAGTTACTTAATGAAAAATCAAGCAACAGATTCACCAACAGATGAAGAATTAGCAGATGGAGCAAACTGGGATTTAGTAGTAGGTTCTGATGGAAATACATATAACCATAAAGAAATCGCTATAGCAAGAATAATCTCAAAAGGATAGAAAGGAAGGCAATAGATGTTAGAACAAATAAAGCAAAGATTAGGAGCAAATTACATTGAAGATACAGATAATGTAATAAAAGACATAATAGATGATATGACTTCTATTGCCTGTGCTGCTTCTAATCGAAAAGAAGATGATAAAAAGTTATTTCCATACATAAAAAAAGCTGTTATATCCGAATATTTATGCAGAGGAGCAGAAGGCCTTTTATCAAGAAATGAAGGAAGTGTTTCTTCAACATTTAATGATATAGAAAAGAAATTAAGGATAGATGTATCAACAATAAGGAGGCTACTTTAATGTTATTACGAGATTTAACAAAAGTCTACATATCAGAATATAAAGAAATAGAAGACCATCGGAGAAACAGAAAAAAAGTGGAGATATAAAGGAAAAGGCTTGTCGGTAAAAGAAATAAATGAAATGTCAGTAAAAGAATTGAATGAGCTAGAAGTATATAAATTAGCAAAGGAAAGTAATGTTGGTATAGCTTATTTAAATATTCAGCAGGATATAAATGAACTCGATAGGAAATCAACAGGAGAAGTTGACTATAGTAGATATAAAGCAAGAACTACAAGAAAGTATCTTATAAATAAAGGTGATGGAATATCATTTGAAAATATATCGGAGCTAGAAGATTTTATACCAGAATATTATGTAAAAGATGCTTTAAAAATAGGTAGTACAATGTTATACATATTGGAGAAAATGCAAAAATGATTAATTTTAATTGTAACATAAAAGTAAAACATAATTTTAAAAATATAGAAGCTATAATTCAAAAGGTACCAGAGATGGCAAAAGAAATAACAGAAGATGTTTTAAATAGTATTAGAGGTTATGCTATAAGATTGGAAAAAGGTCATAAGGAAAACGGAATATTAATTGAAATGATTGATATGTCAACCAAAGAAGTAAAGGGAAGGGTTTATGCAGACCCTTCTAAATTTGTTACTGAAAATGGTCAATCATATTTGTGGTTTGAGTATTTTGGAACAGGACAATATGCAGAACAAGAACATATAGGAAAAACAAAGCACTTTATTGAATCAGGTTATACAGAATGGTATATACCTGTAAACAAAGTAGGGAGGTCATTAAGTTATCCGATTGTAACTATAAATAACAAACAATTTTATGTTGCAGTTGGAGCAAAAGCAAATCATTTCCTTGGAGATGCTGAATTTCAAAGTAGAAATAAAAACGCAGAGATTATCAAGAAAAAATTAGATCAGATGTTAAAGGAGGTATGCAAATGAGAGATTTAAGTATAAAAGATTTCAGTGATTTATTATATGAACAATTAGAACCATTAAAATACAAACAAATATTAACAAATCCAACAACAACAAGTAAATTTCCTTGTCTTGAATTACATACACCTTTGAAATCTGTGAATAAAACAGAAAATGCATTTCCAATAAAGTCTACATTTCAAATATCTATAACATGTTGGAATGAAAAACAAAGACAAGCAATGCAAATGACAGATGAAGTTAGTACAAAACTTCAAGAATTAAATTTTATAAGGACAAATACCAGCCCAGCAATATACGACTCTATATTGCAAAAATATGGTATAACAATAACATTTGAAGTTCGTTATAATTCAATAACGGCTTCTTTTAATTTAAAATAATAAGGAGGAATTAAAGATGGCAGGAAGTACAGCGAAAACAACAACACCACAAATTGCTATGAAGACAGAACTATCATATTCAACAACATTGACAGGAGATAGAATTAAAATAGGTTATGTTCAGAAGATTGGACAATTAAAAGCTTTAAAAGATGGGCAAACTTATAGTGCGTTAGATTTAGATGAAGAAAGAATGGCAAAAGGAAAAAGAAAAGCAGAAGCTGTTGATATCGAAACAATGTTTATACAAGAGACACATAAAACAATGACAGGGATAGCAGATGCAGACACAGAAATATATTTATTTTTAAAATATCCAGAATCAACAGCATCTGTAGCAGGAAAACCATTAGTTCAAACAGTTAAATGTACAATAGATATAGCAGGTCAAGAAGTTAATGATGGAGATTTTATAAAAGACACTATGAGAGTGTTTAAAAATTCAAAAGTTGTTGAAACAGATGGATATCCAATTGAAGGGGATGCAACAAAATTTGAAGATTAGGAGAAGGTAAGAAGGTAAAACCTTCTCTCTTTTGCAAAGGAGATAGAAAATGATTATAGAAACCAAGAATAAAACAATTAATTTAGTACTAAAAACAAGAAAAATAGTAGACATAGCTAATCTACTAAAAAATAAAAATTTTGAAGAAGTATTTACAAAAGCATATTCTATATTAGATATAGAAGCATTGTCAAAAATAATATTTAAATTAGCAGAAAATGAAGATGAAAAAAGTGTATTTACATCATCAGAAGAAGTTTATGATTTTATAGATGATTGTAGAAAAGAAGGAATAACAATCAGTGATTTATATTCAAAGATAGCAGAGGCGTTGAATGAAGAGGGTTTTTTCAAAAAGAAGATGTCAAAGAAAGAATTAAAAGAAGTGACATCAAATCCTTTATTAACAATGAATATGAACGACTTAATTCAAAAATCAACAGAAAGTGTAGTAAGCAAAATAGCAGAGAAACAATTTCAAGAACAAGGATTTCAAAATTACGAGGATTAAATGATATTGTAGAAATAATAAAAGAATCCAATAATTTGATAGAATTGATATATTCAATAGAACCCTTGGCTTATTATTTTGATATGAAACCAAATGAATTTTGGAATAGTAGATATTCAGAAATAAACGTATATTGTCAAACACATCTTATGAAAATAATTGACGATTTAAAGCGTGAAATAAACTTGCAAGAAGCTGTAACAAACAAATTAATAGCAGGTGATTGTATGAATCAAAATGCAAAAGTAATTCTTATTAGAGAAAATTACAAAGAATTATTTGATGAAGAAGGAAAAGAACAAACATTAGAAGAACAAAGAATGCTATTTAAAAGTTAAAAAATATATAAAAATTATATTTTCGACAAATTTCGACAACATTTTTCTGAAAAAGTGATATAATCCTTTTATAATAATAAATAAAGGGGAGAAATAGCTATGACAATAAAAGAAGCTGTAAAAGGAAATGGAACAATGTTAGGAATTTTGGCATGTTCTGGAATGATAAAAAAGGCAGAAACAATGTTATCAAATGATGAAAATGTGGAGTTTGCCTGTGTTTATAATGTGTATACTGAACCTAATAATGAAAATTTAAAAGTAAATATTGGATTGGATACTAAAAAGAAAAATGCTGGAGTAATAGTATTGACAAATAAAAGAATATTCTTTTTAAGTTCGATTTTAGGAAAGACTATAAGTAAGCAAATTAAAATACAAGATATACAATCAGTAGATTATAAAACAACACTATCATTAGCTACAATAAGAATAAAAGGAATTACTGAAATGATAGTAATTGAAGCTACTAAGAAAACAGCAGAAGAAATGATAAGCAAAATAAATGATCTACAAAGTAATTCTAATAGTGAAAAGACTTCTTTTGGTAGCATATCACAAGCTGATGAACTACTAAAATTTAAAAAATTACTAGATGAAGGCATAATAACACAAGAAGAATTTGAAAGAAAAAAACAACAATTATTAAAGTAGGATGGTTAAGATAAATGTTTCAATTGATATGGTTCTTATTATGCTTGCCTTTTTATTTATTTTATATAGTTGTTAAAGTAGAAATATATTTTTTAATTTTTATTATAAAATTAATAAGCAATATAGTTACTGCACTATTACAAAATGAAAGAAACTACAAGCCCAATAAGTTTAAGACAACAAATTCATTAATCAGTATAGAAAATAATAGTAAGAAATTAAGCTATAATGATGAAAAAGAAGTAATAGTTCATAAGAGTGAATATAAATTAACTCAAATAACAGATATAGAGCTAAAGATTACTATTGATAAAATCCAAGAGATATATAAAGAACTTGGATTCGATGTAAAAGTTATAAATATTATAAAAGAAAAATATATAACTGAATACGAGGGAATTTTTCCTCAAAATGTTACTCAAGCTGATATTTTATCTATATCGGGTAAAGTAATAAATGAATTTGAAATAGATGGAGTAAAAATTGTCGGAAATACTAAGAAAAATAATAGAATATATATACAAATACCATTAAAATATGAAAAAACACTTACTTAGGTAGGTGTTTTTATTTGTCTTTATATTCTTTTAGAAACATTATATACCTGATAACATCTCTGAGAAGAGATAGGTAGATTATATAACAAAAAATATAAAAATGAAAGGAGGATTAGCTTATGACAGTGGAAGAAATAGAAATCATTGTAACTGCAAAAGTAGAAGAAGCATTAAAAGAATTTGAGAAGTTTTTACCAGCAATAAAGGAAGTAATGAAACAAGCACAAGAAGCTTTTTCAAAAGTAGATATGAAAGAATTTCAAAAAAATATCAATCAATCATTTATGTTAGTAAAAAAACAATTAGCAAATTTGAAAAAAAGTTCTGAAAATAATCAAATAAAGATTAAAATAACAAATGCAGAAGCAATAAAACAAATAAGACAAGTAAAAAAAGAATTAGATGCATTACATAAGCAACATACTGCACGGAGATATAAGCATAAAAAGTAATAATATAAAAGGTTCAAAAGAAAATACTAATGGTAATTTTGATCCAAACGATATTAGTGGAATGACAATAAATGGACAAACATTTAATATAAAGAATATTACTGGTTATTCTAAAGAAATAATGAAATTAACAGGACATTTAAAGACACTGAAAAGTGCATCAGAAGATGTTAAAATTCCAGAAATAAAAGCACCTGAGATTAAAACTCCTGAAACCAAAATAACTGGCTATAGAGGAAGCATTAATAATAATACAGAAAATATTAACCCAAATACTAATTCAATTAATTTGTGGGATATGATAAAAAGTAAAATTCAACAAGTTATTCCATTTATTAGACAATTTAAACAACAAATTCAACAAGTGGGAGGCTCAAAAGAATTAGAATTAGTAAAATATAAAATAAGTGAGGTAGAAGAAAAACTAGAAAACGCAAAAGAGGGTAAGATACATTTAAACACTAAAGAAATAATAGAAGCGGAAGCAGAATTAGAAAGATTAAACAATAAAAAAGATAAGCTAGAAAAAGGAGGCAAAGGAAACTTTTTCTCTAGCTTTTTTTCAAGTTTAAAGAAAATAACACCATCTATAAATAATATATCAGGAATAACAATTAAAATTAGGAACCAAATAAAACAATGGAATGGTGGGATAAAAAATGGACTAGGACATGTATTAAAATATGTGGGAGCCTTAGTTAGTTTAAGAAGTATCTATTCTGCATTAAGTGGTAGTGCTCAATCTTGGCTAGGAAGTCAAAATAAAGGAGCACAACAATTAAGTGCAGATATAGAATATATGAAATATGCAATGGGAAGTGTATTTGCACCAGTTATACAATATGTAACTAGTTTAGTATATCAATTGATGAAAGCTATTCAAAGTGTAGTTTATGCAATGTCAGGAGTAAACATATTTGCTAAAGCAACAGCTTCATCAATGAAAAATACATCAAGTAGTGCAAAACAAGCAAGTAAATCTTTATCAAGTGTACATAGTGAAATTAACAATGTTTCAGATAATAACTCAAGTAACAGAGATGTAACAACATCACCTAGTATAGATTTGTCACAAATGGACAATCAAATGAGTTCGTTCGGACAAAAATTATATGAATTTTTTAAGCCACTAAAAGAAAGCTGGGATAATTATGGAAGTCAAGTAATTGAAAAACTAAAAACAACAGCAGAACAAATGGGTGGATTAATTTCATTTATATGGAAAAGTTTCGAAAATATTATAACAAATGGTACAGCATATTCAATTTTGGAAAATATATTAGCAATAATAGGAAATATATCAGAAGCCATAAAAAATGCATGGCAAAATAATGCAAATGGAGATGCCATAGTACAAAATTTAGCAAATGCATTTAATAACCTTTTGGAAGTAATAAAAAAAATAACACAAAGTACAATTTTCCAATGGTTTTTAGATGTTGGCGTGTTGGCAATAGAAAAACTTACAGAAGCAGTTGAATGGGTAACACAAAAAGTTGATGAATTTGTGGGCTTTTTAACAGGAAGTAATGATGAATTAGATGGCTGGGCTATTGTAGTAGGTTCTATTGCAACTGCAATAGGCTTAGTTGTAGCAGCACTTGGATTATATAATATAGTTGCAGGAATTGCAGCAGTTGTTACGGCTGTTTTAACTTCACCAATTACATTAGTAGTATTAGCAATAGCAGCCTTAATAGCAATAATTGTTTTATGTGTTAAACATTGGAATACAATAAAAGAAACAATGATTAAAGTAGCTACAACAATAAAAGAAAAAGTGATAACAGCATTTAACTATATGAAAGACAAAATCTCAACTATATTTAATACTATAAAAACAACTATTGTTAATATCTGGAATGGAATTTGGAACGGAATAAAAAATATCATTAATAAAATATTAGGTGGAATAGAAAGCTTTGTAAATGGAACTATAAAAGGTATAAATAAACTATTATCAGGTATAAGTAAAGTTGCAAATGCAATAGGTTCTTTTATAGGTTTAAATCCAATTTCATTGCAAATAAGAACAATTTCATTACCACGACTTGCAAAAGGTGGAGTATTAACAGAAGCAACAGCAGTAGTAGCAGGTGAATATTCAGGAGCAAAATCAAATCCAGAAATTGTAACACCACAAAATATTATGCGTGATACATTTGAAGATGTATTATCAGATTTTGCATCATTAGATAATAACGATAGACAAATAAACTTAACAATTAATGTAGGAAACAAAAAACTAGGACAAATATTACTAGATGATTTAAGGGATAAAACAAGAAGAACAGGAAAAGACATAGAAGCTTTAATAGGAGGATAAAATTTACAATATATGTTGAAAAAAATCTAAAAATAAGATATAATAAACAAAAGTTCATAGGGAGTAAGAAATGGAAGAAAACTACATAAATATAGGTAAAATAGAGGTTGCATTATTTTCAAAGATATCAACAGATATAATTACAGATGAAGTAATATTAACAAATGAGAGATTTTTTCATATCATCGGTGGACATAAAGATGACTTTGAATTGTATTCTAATATGATACCAGATATAATTAAAGAACCAGATTACATATTAAAAGATTATAAGAATGAAAATACTGCAATGATAATAAAACAAGTTGAAGAAACAAATATAAATATTATAATAAAATTAGCAATAAGTGAAGACAAAGTACATAAGAAAAATTCTATAATGACAATGTATAGAATAAGAAATAAAAATTTAAAAAAATTAATGGAAAAGAATAAAACTATTTACAAAAAAGAATAAATATAGTATAATTATGATAGAATAAAATATAGGCATTGAAGTGGAGAATGTGCTACCACGCACCTAGAAATAGGTCAAAAGAAATGTAGGAAAGGGCACACCTACCAATTACCTATATTAGTAGGGTCTCTTACAATTAGTAAGAGACTCTTCCGTGTTATTAATAATTATATAAGGAAAGTTTTTGAGGACGGAACAGTTGACCGTCACCCTTGGCTAGGAGATGTGGAAAGGTCACTCCACCTAAACTTTCTTGAACAAGAAAAGAATGTCAGAAATGGCATTCTTTTTGCTTACCATTAGAAAGGATATAGCATGGTATGGAGAGAACATGGAAAAGAAGAAAATTTACCAACACCAAGTGCATATAGTGCAGATATAGAAGATACAGACAAAGACAGTTATACATCAAACGATGATGGTTCTTTAATTGATAATCCCATAGCTGTGGGAATGTTAAAACTTTCTATGTCATGGGATTTTAATACAGAAGAAGAAGCAGAAGAATTATGTCAAAAAACATTTAAAAATCCATTTATATTGGATATAAAAATTCCAGTTGTAAAAGGTGGATTTTTAGAAGGAGCTAAGTTTAGAGTTTCAAAGAGAAAAGTTGAAATGATAAAAACAGAAAAAGGAACAGAAACAGAAAAGACAAAATGGAAAACATCATTTAATTTAATGCAAAAAGAATTAACAGATGCACAAAAGCAAATTGTTTTGGAGGTAAACGATGTATAAAGGATTAACAGAAAAAGCAATAAAAACAATATATAAAAGCAATGCACTAACAGTTACTAATATTTATATAGATGATGTATTATTAAATCCCAAATATTTGCTAGATTTTAAACATGGAGGAGAACTATTTGATGAAAAACTAGAGTTGGGAAGTGTTCCAAGTCAATACATAGAGATGAAAATACACAAAAGTTCTGGAATAATAAGCGCTAAGACAATAAGAATAGAATATGGTGTTTTAGTAAATCATGCAATAACAGTTGCAGAACTAAATAAAATGCTAGTATGTGATCTAAACAAATTACAAGTAAAAAGTTTAGCAAAACATGATGATAGTTTTGAAATGATGCCAATACGGGATTTATAATGTAGATGACTATGACGATGAAGATAGCAATGTAATAAATATAAAAGCTGTAGACAATATTATAAAATTAGATGCAGACGATGGATATTATGATGCTAGTGAATTGATAAAGAAAAAAGGCTATGCAACTTTAAGTGAAATAGCAGAAGATATATGTAAAAAGAAAGGGCTTGAATTAGAAACAAGCTCTTTTCTTAATTCTAATAAAAAAATATATGTTTATGACAATGAAGTAAAAGCAAGAGAGTATATGAGTTATATTTCAGAAAAAGCTGGAGGATTTTGTTGTGCTGGTAGAACTGGTAAAATTCAAATAAAAAAACTTGGAGAAGATGAAGAAATAATTCCTCAAAGGTTATTTAAAACTTACAAATGGGGTGAAGGACATCAGATATCAAGAGTAGCTTACGAGAATGGAACAGAATCATTTAAAGTAGGAGATGAAACAAAAGATACACTTTGGATTAGACAAGAGAATTTATTTATTAGCGAAGAAGATGATATCCAAAAAATATATGATGCTGTAAAAGATTTAGATTTTTATAGTTTTGAAGGAACAACAATAATAAATCCAGCTGTCGATATTGGAGATATTATTAATATTGATGGCAAAAAGGTAATTTATCAAGGCGAAATGACATTAAACAAACGATTTATAGCAGACATAAAAAGTAAAATAGCAATAAAACAAAAACAAGATACAACAACAAGAAAACAGAGCCAACAAGTTATAAATAGAAAAATTCAAAGTCAAATAGACGAAGAAAATTTAAAATTAACTCAATTAGCTAAGGAAACAACAGAAAACACTGAAAAACTAACAAAACATGAACAAACGATAGATTCTATAAGTGACAAAGTTTCTCATATAGAAGAAACAACAAATACAATTGAAGGAAACAAAACAATACAATTAGGAAATGCAATTGCTGGAGAATTAATTGAGTTACATATATATGGAAACAATGATGTATTTAGCTATTTAACAATAAGTGATGATGTAGTTTTAAGTGATGATTTGTATTTATTAGGTGATAGCATAGTTGTAGTAAAAGACTCAAAAGGAAATTCTAAAGAATATGAGCTGGGAATTACAGAGCCTTTGAGACAAAAAGATGATGTTTATGATGAATATGTTTTAAAAGACAAAAAAGCACAAATAATCCGTCGAATTAATGAAAACGGAACAATTAAGGCTAAAGAAACAATAGAAGATTTAGGACAATTCTCAATTGAATTATTCGATGGTACAAACACATTATCAATAAAAAACTATACAGCAAGATTGAAAGCTAAATTTGCAATTCAAAATGATATGACTAACATTTATGCTAGCAAAGTTGAAATGAATAGTGCAATAGAGCAATCAGCAGAGAAAGTTGATATTAATATAAATAAGAAACTTGAAAGTTATTCTAAAACAACAGAGATGAATGCTTTAATTGATGTAAAAGCTGAGGAAATATCATCACAAGTCAAAGAAAAGGTTGGAAAAACGGAAGTTGGAACATATATAGAGCAGAATAAAGAAGCGGTTAAACTAGCTTGGAATCAAATATCAGAATTTATACAAATGATGATAATAAATAATAATGCAAGTTTTGCAATATTAGATAATAATAAAAAAGTACTAATGGCTCTTGATAAAAGTGGACAACATTTCTATAAAAGTGATGGTAAAACAATTTTTGGTGATATGGGTGTACAAAAAGAAGACAATGATCAATATATTGCGTTTTCTGTTTTATCTGACTACAATCAAAAAACTTCAAATGGAATGGCTTGGGGAATAAAAACAAAATCAGACAATAAATTTCATCCGATTTTTTATATAAAAAACTTTGAGATGGCAGAAAAAGATTCTGATGCATCGTATGGTGAGTTAGTATTAAGTTTTTGTAATATACTTTTAAACGGAATTTCAACAGGAATAATTAGTGGAAACATAAAAATGTATGGTGATGATGCAAATAATGCTATTCAATTTATAAATACAGATACAGGGGATATTTTACTATCAATAAGTACTAAAGATTTAGAGACAGAATATGAAAAAATAAAAATACTAAATAATATATCATTTTTTAAGAATGTTGGTGGAACAAATTCATTTAAAATAGGAAATGGAACAAATAATTATGTTTTGTTTGAAGATGATGGCTCAATAGGGTGTTATGGAGGTACTGTTAGACTTGGATTGACAGGCAAAGAGGTAAGCTTTGATTTGTATGTTAAAAGTTTAGCATCGATATATGGTGATTTAAATGTAAATGGAAATGTATATGCAAATAACATATCTTCAGATAGAAGAATAAAAGACAATATAAAAGATTGTGATGTAAAAGCATTAGATATAATAAATAAATTTCAACATAAGCAATTTGATAAAAAAGATGATGGAAAACATTATAATATAGGTTATATAGCACAAGATATGGAACAAATAGATCCTAATTTTGTAATAAAAAGAGAAAAAACAGAAAATTTAGAAGATAGATATTATATTAATGAATTACCGATTATTGCTACATTATCTAAAGCAATACAAGAATTATCACAACAGGTAAAGGCACTTCAAAATGAAGTAAAGGTACTTAAGGAGGAAAAACAATGAAATTAATAGATTGGATAAATAAGGTAACAAAGCTAAATCAAACCACACTGAATGAATTTCAGAATAATATTGAAACTGGTAAACAAGATAAAATGAAAGAAGGAAAATGGACTCCAAGCATCAATACTGTAGAGAATAAAGCTCCAACCGTAACATATACTACTCAAGTCGGAAAATATGAAAGAATAGGAAAACTTGTTTTTGTGGATTTTTATGTAAGAGGTAAAATTACAAAATTAAATGGAACTGAAAATTATGCTGTTATTGAAGGTTTGCCATTTGTACCAAGAGACAAGTATTTTGGACAGCAATCGTTGAATGTGGCCTTGGTATATTCATTGTTGGAAGACAATTTGAATGTAGCATTTATCCCACAAGATAGAAAAATAAGAATACAAGCATTAGAGAGTTCTGCTAAAAAATTAAAAATAACTAATACAAATTATTTTGAAATAGCAGGTAGTGGCTGGTATGAAACTGATGATTAAAAGGAGGATTATATGGCAGTAAAAAAGATTGAAGAATTAAATATACATAGAGATGTAAATTCTACAGAACAATTTGATGTGCAAGGTTATTTAAATGAAAACTGGGATAAAATGCAAGATGTAGTAGATAACAATGCAAAAGAATTAATGCAAGTGCAAAAAGATATAAGTACATTAAAAGAAGATAATAAAACAAATAAAAGTAGGATAGATGTTTTAGAAAAAAGCAATGAAACAAGAGATGGAAAGATTTCTAAAAATACAGAAGATATAGAAGCTATACAAGGAAGCATAAAAACAGCAACAGAAACAATAAATAAAAAAGATAATGAACAAGATGAGGACATAAAAGCAAATAAAGAGTCAATTGAAGAACTACAGGCAGAAAACTTAGAAATAAAAGCTGAAAACGAACGCTTGAGAGAGGATATAAAAAGTATTGCAACAATTGGTGAGGCGAGTGGAGAGAATATACATTTAGAAGATAGTTCTGATGCAAGATGTGAACTGGAGATTTGTGGGAATCACCAACAAGATACTAGAGAGGGATATAATCAATTTAAAATAACATCTACACAAACTCAAAGTGCTGGTGTTACTATAACAAAAATTGATGAGTCAAGTGTTTCATATCAGGGAACAACTGCAGGAATGTTTACACATATGTTAGTTGAATATGATGGTAAAGGACTGGAAATAACTAAACAAATGTATTTAAAAGCTTTTGGTAATTTAACAAATGCAATTTTGTCAGTAAAATTAATAAAAAATGGTAAAACAGAATCAAGTTATTTAAGGGTTTCTCCTGATTTGATTTTAAGTGCAGGAGATGTTTTGCAACAAATATATGTTCAGCAACAAAATACTGGAGTTTTAATTAGTGGAACTTTGCAAGTTTTATTGACAGACTACAAGAATAAAGACAAACCATACGAACAATACGGAGCAAGTCCAAGCCTAGATTTTCCAAGTGAGTTAAAGGCTGTTGGAGATGATATAAACATTTTAAATGATACTATTTTTGCACGAAAAGGATACTATAGTGGTATTGTAGGAGCAACAACACAAAAAGCCAATACTACAATAAGATTATTAACAGATGAAGATATTAATGTTATTTCGAACAAAGATATTACAATCTCACTAGGAACAGATAAGGATTTAAAGTATAATGTTTTTGAGATTGATGAAAATGACGTAATAATAAAAAATAATATGTCATCAAATAATAAAGACAAAACTATAAAACTACAAGAGAATACAAAGAAAATCTCATTAATGTTGATGTGGCAAGATGCAAATAAAACAATAACACTAGAAGATATAAAAGATTGCAAAATAAAGATTGCTTATGGTACTCGCATAAGCAATTATTCTTCTTACAATTGTGGTAGTGCAAAAATAGATATATTTAATAAAAATTTTATTGATATTGATAAGTTAAAATCTTTAAATTCAAGAAATGCTTATGAAAAATATAATAATGTAGAATGTTTAAAATTAGTTGGTGTTACACAAAGATATAACTTGAATTGTAAACAAAATACGCAATATGTATTTCAAGTTAATATTGTTGGGTACACATATACAGGCAAATTAATTGGACAATTTCTTATAGCATATACAGACGGAAGTACAAGTTATATGCAAACTGATGGAACAAATGCTGGGAAATATTCACTGATATCTAATGCTAGAAAAACGGTAAAAGCACTTGTATGGAATGGGTATTCATCAGGGCATTTTGTTTATATAGATAAAAATGATATTCAATTAGATGAGGCAACAACTTTAACTAATATAGTACAACATGAAGAGCAATCATATTTAGTAGATGTTCAACAACCGATGTTCGAAGGTGATACTTTTGTAAAACAAGATGGAAAATGGTATGAGAAACATTGTGTAAAAACAGAAATAATGTTGACATTTCCAACTACTAATATAGAGGTTTGTGGAACATTTGCAAATTTTCAAACTAATAGAAATATTGCATTTGCAGTTGTGAAAAATGACTTGAAAACAACGAATGTAAGAAATGATATATTATGTGACAAATTAAAAGCAAAGGATAATAGTATGTGGGGTGGCAAAGAAGATGGTATCCAGACATATATAAATAGTAATAAATTTATGATATCAATACCATTCGAGGATATTGAAAAAAATTTTGGAGAAGAATTAACAATAAATAATTATAGTCAAGCATTTAGAAAGTATATAAATGATAATGGTCCATTTAAAATTTATTATTTATTAGAAGAACCAGAATTAATAGAATGTACGGAAGCACAAAACAAGGTGTTAGATGAGATATATAATAAATCACATACATATAAGAATATAACAAATATCTCAGCGGAATCTGCAGAAGTAAATCCGATTGTAAGCTTGAAATATCTTAAAGACACAGAAACAGAACATAACAAATTACAAGCACAAATAGATGAGATAAAACAATTATTAAGCACAACACAAACAAGTTCATTGTTGTTAGATAATATGCAAAAAGATTTAGAAAGCGAGGTGTAAAAAAATGATAACTGAATTATTAAAAAGATTAATTACAAAAAAATACTACAAAGAAAAAGCAGATATTGAAAATAAACTAAATGTATTTTACGCAATGAGTAAAATCACAGACGAAGAGTATAGTGAATTAACATTGCTAGTTGAAGATACATATACAGAAGTTACAGAAGAAGCAGAAACTACTAAGGAGGAAGAATAATGCAGGATACAGAATTGATTGAAAAAGTAGCACACTTAGAAGAAAGAGAAAAGGCAAATACTAAAAGAATAAACGAACATGATGAAAGACTTGATAAACTCGAAAAAACATATTCTATAATGGAAAAAATGGATTACAGAATGGGAAAAGTAGAATCGGCAGTAGAAAAAATAGATCAGAAATTAGATAATAAGGTAAACGAAGATGACAAAGAAAAAGGCAAAAAATGGGACAAGTTAATTGATTACATATTTTACTCAATTTTGGCAGTAATATTAGGACTTATATATGTAAAATTAGGATTAAAATAATAGGAGGTAAAATTATGAAACAAGCATGGGAAGATTTAAAAAGCTTTGTAACAATAGCAATGATAGTATTATTATTCGTTATTGTTATAGCAAACTTATTTGGAGCAGTGCTAAGTGAAACAATATTAGTATTAGTAACAAATTTGGTAACAGCGGTATTTACATATTATTTTAGTAAAAATAAAACAGATGTAAATACAGAAAACAAGGAGGAATAACTCATGGAAGATAATATAATAATAGAGAATGTAGAGTTCGATGAAGAATTATACAATAAAAATGTTGCAGAAAATGATTTCTCAAATTCAGAAATAAACGGAATAGGAGATGATAGCAATGCAAATAACTAAGATGTTAGTACCACAAAACAAATATGACATAAAATGTCCATATGAAATGCAACCAGAATTTATTATAGTTCATAATTCATATAATGATGCTTCAGCAATGGCAGAAGTATCATACATGATAGGGAATAACAATAAAACATCATTTCATTGTGCTATAGATAATGTTCAAATAGTGCAAGGAATATCATTTAATCGTAACAGCTGGAACGCAGGTGACGGAAGAAATGGTAAAGGCAATAGAAAAGGAATTTCTATAGAAATATGTTATTCAAAATCTGGTGGAGAAAGATTTGATGAAGCTGAAAAGTTAGCAGCTGAATACATAGCATATTTATTAAAACAGTACAATTGGGGAATAGACAGAGTTAAAAAACATCAAGATTTTGCAAATAAATATTGCCCACATAGGACACTGGACCTTGGATGGGAAAGATTTTTAAATATGATTAGATCACATTTGACAGATAAGCCAATAGAGAACGAAGATACAGAAAATAATGAAAATGGGAGTGATGAAGAAGTGAAAAGATATCAAAATGGTAGTACAAGTGAAATTGTATATGCTGATACGGCTTGTACAAAAAGAATAGGTAGTTTAGATCCAAGAGAAAGCTGTGATTGCTTTGGAATATTTAATGACAGAGCAATGGTTAGATATCAAGTAAATGGAACAAATAATTACAAAATAGGCTTTTGTAAATGGCTTGGAGGAGTAAAATAATGTATGGCGAATGGATGAAAGATTTTCCAATTATTGTCGAAACAAAAAATAAATAATTAATTAAGAGGCAGATTTTTATTCTGCCTCTAAGGTTTTATAGTCAATAAACTCGATTTGTGCGTCTATTGTAATTTTTTGCGAGATTTTTATTTCTTTATTAGCCATCTTATATACAATATCTCTAACTACTTTTTCACAAAACGTATAATAGTCGGTATTTGGCTGCAAACCGGGTGTTGGATTAAAAACTATAGGTATTTTTTCAATATCTGCTTTTAAATAGTTTTCATCAACAGAAAATGAACAATTTTTTTCATTAAATACGAATGAATATTCTATTGCGTTTGGAATTGATGGCTTTATTTCTCTATTAAATACATATATCATACAAATTTCCTCCTTTTTCTATACTATATCATAAAATAACAAAAAATGTTGTTAAATTATGTCGAAAATGATAAAAATAAATTTTATACCAAAATTTGAGGGATAAAACTATATTGACACAAAATAAAAGCGGCTTAAAATTGATTTTGACAATGCTGATTTTTAAATAAAAATTGTGAATATTAATAAATAATATGCATATACTATAATGCAAACATGAGTTCTAAAAATTTGACAGAGTTAAATAAGTATGATAAAATATTACAAAAATATTACAGATTATTACATTTAGATTAAGTTTTATTATAAATTGTTGACAATATTAATAATTTGTAATAAGTATATAAATAGAAGGAGGGAGTCTTATGTTTAGTGCTAAAGATATTGCAATTTGGTTTTTAATAAAAAATAATGCAGAAGTACATGAACATGAAGCAACTAATGATAACTATGAAGTATACGAAGGAATAACACATTTAAAATTACAGAAATTATTATATTATGCACAAGGTATAAGTTTAGGAATGTTTGATAAACCAATTTTTAGTGAAAATATTGAAGCTTGGCCACATGGTCCAGTTGTGAAAGAAGTTTATAGTGTTTATAATACATTTGGAAGAAATAATATAGACATAGAAATGGATAAGGAAAAAGAAGAAATTATAAAGAAAATTGAAGATGATAGAGAAGTATCAGAAGCATTAAATTTAGCATACGATAATTTTGCAATTTATACGGCATGGCAACTTAGACAAATGACACATGAAGATAATACTCCTTGGGACATAACACAAAAAACAAAAGGGTTGGGTTCAGTTATAGATAACTCACTTATTAAACATTATTTCAAAGAAGAAGTAATAGCATAATGGGAATAAAACAAAAAGGTAAAATTCAAAAGCCTTGCACAAATAGCTTTGCACCACAATATTTAAAATTCAAATTTTCTTATATATTTTATTTCCCCCCCCCCTCCCTTTCTCCTCCCCCCCCCCCCCCCCTCCCCAACCCCCCCCCCCCCCCCCCCCCCCCCCCCCCCCCCCCCCCCCCCCCCCCCCCCCCCCCCCCCCCCCCCCCCC